CACTTAAAGTCATGGTCGTGGCAGTATCGTTTCGGCCGTCGTAGGACAGGGCCGAATCCATAAAGATCATGTCTTTTCGGTCGTCGACCCGACGCTGTGTCAGGCGCTCAATGTACCGAACCGACCGACCGTCTATCGTTCTTTGGACGACGACATAGACCGCATCCTCAGTGCCCTCAGGCACGACGCAGACGTTCTCGACAAGCCCGCCATCAAAGTCGTGTCTTGCCCATCCGAGGATCTGCTGTTCTCTGACATAGGTGAGCGAAAGTAGAGTGCCGTCTCCTCGGACAGCCCATACAACTGAGTGCGGAATTGCCTGATAAGCCCAGTCGTCGATTGTGTACCCGTCGATAAGATGAGCTGCGAATATTGTGAGGTCATTGCCGCGATACCCGTCAACCTGATAGTCGAAATTTAAGTCTCGAACCGCTGAGCCTCTGGCCTGTACGTAAAGTGCGGTCGAGTCTATCAAAAGCGGCGCAAGTGTCGAGGCGCCGTTTTTTGAATACTCCTTCGGGTTAATGGCGAAGGGGGTCAGAACGCCGCCGTCGCCTTGAAGTGCGAACTCCGATGAATTCGTGAAAACGACTGGAGAGCCGAGGTCGATGATATGCCGTATTTCTGCGACTCGATTTCCGGCGAGTGAAAATATGACCGCATCGCTATCACTTGTTGGTTCATACTTATAAAAATTTCCATAGTCTGACGAAGCGGAGAGCCATGCTGTTTCTGTCTCATTGGTTGACGATGCAAACGCTCGGCGCTGCTGAGTTAATCCAACAACCCCCGGGTAATTTCCGGCCGACGCAAGTATGTCGCGGGCAACTGGTAGAGGGGTTGAGGTATCAACAGGAACGCCAGAATCATCGAAGCCAGAAGTTCCCCCGCCGGTTTCGTAGAATCCCATAAAATAAAATGGGCCGCCAGATCCGTACGTTGACTTGTAGACGTTGATCCCAAGGATGTCGTAGACACCATCACCGTCTGTGGTCCAACTAATTGATGCCGGTGTTCCTGTTGAAGGCGTGATCGACGTTCCCAGCGCCGGCGAATACGGCGCACTCTCTGCCCCGTTTTTTCCAACAAACGTCCACGTATAGTAGGTTGTTGTTCCTGACGAGCCAATTGTCGGACCAGATGTGTATCCAAAATTTGTCGGTCCGGCAGATTGGGTGAAGCTTGAAAGAGTCCAGCTTGCATCGCCAGTTCGAGATAGCTCTCGAATCGCGTAACTCTTATGGACAAGCGTAACGACATCGGCCGACTGCGCATACTGGATCAGCGGAAGATCCGCCTCAAGGTATGGCGTGGTGATTGTGTAAATCTCCTCAACCGATCCGCCCGATGTATATGATCCGAAAGCTGTAGAATCGACGGCCGTACCGTCCAAGTAGTTGAGCTGAAATGTATTTGCGCCAGCGTTAAGGCCTGCGACCTTAAACGTGCGACCGTTCAAATATGTGCCAATCGCGCCGGTGATTCCTGAGATATAGACCTGATCGGCGTTCGCGTACGTGTCCGCGCCCGAGTAGGTCACGACACATGGATTTGCATTCGTGATGGCCGTGATGTTCTGAGCCGTTAGCTTGACATAGTCACCATTTTTGATGACCCGCATGTACTGGTCGCCGAACTCAAGTACGTAGGTCTGCGTGTCGCTGAAAACAAAAGGAATGAGCCTGACGGCTTTTGTCGAGTCCTTCACCTCACCAATGAACTCGGTGCCGGGACGATTCGCGGCCCCGCCATGTCTCATGACGAATTGGTTCCGAAGCGTCTTTAGGCCTGTTGCATATCGTGAGGTATCAACCCTCGCGTAGAGCGCCGGAGCCACTTCGCCCGATGCAAATGACCGTTGGGATATCGTGCTCACGATTCCCTCGCCACAATATAGTCAGCCTCAGGAGCCGAGTCTGGCTGCTCCTCGTTCACCGCTTGGGCCTGAGCTTTGGTCATCAAGAAATTGTAGAGGCGCTCTGCGCGCTCGCCCATTTTGAACGGATCGCCACCCGTCACTTGCGGCGCGATCATGATCGCCAGGTTTAAAGAGAAGGCCAAGATGAAGTCCGGCGTGAACTCTTCGGTCGCCGTGATTCGCATCGTGTACTCGGCTATCGCATCGGTCTGATCTGTATAGATCAAACGGCCTGAGGCATCGCGGCCGATCTTGTATTTGATCCGCTGATCAGCAGTCTCGCTCCGATTCCCGGATTCAATCCTTCGCATATTTATGCAATCGGAAGGGTATCTGTATGCATAAGCCCATTCATTCGTTGGGTCCTCTTCAACGAGTCCGAGGTCTGCGATCTTTGTCGCAAACGGCCAGTTGAAGTCGCGAAGTGTAGCGTCTCGAACAGTCTCGTAAAAGCTCCGGCAAACGATAGCCTCGGTGCTTTGTTCCGTTGTCAGGTTTGCGATCGTGGTCGAAACCCCGAGGTGTCTTAACGCCTGATTGCAAATGTCAGTGCTCGATGCCATTTAAAACTCCCGACCGCTATTAGGCGGCAAAGGAAAAGAAGGCGGGGCCTATTGCTCACCCCGCCCAGTAAGATCAGATCACGTCAGAATCAGAGACATCCTCAACTTTCGGCTTTGCAGGGCGGCTAGCCTTAGTTGGTCGGCGATACTCGGCCTCGTCAGCCTTGTCCGCTTCGATCATCCATTTGGACGACAGTTGTTTCTCGGCCGGGATAACGATGGACTTGCCGTCTTTATCCTTGCCCTTTCGATCAACGAGAGTGAACTCTTCACCCTCTTTGATTCGTCGGTGATTGTAGTAACCCATCTTTGTCGCTATCACTCGCATGACCTACTCCTTACGAAATCGTGATGTTGTCAGCGTAAGCTTTATACTTGTCGATCATCGAGAGCGGCAGAAGGTCTGCTGTTACTGTGATGCTGGGGCTTGTGCCGCCAACATTGTAGTAAACGCGCAGATAGCGCTCAACCGCAGCGCCAACGGGGATCGGCAGGATGTGCTTCGACCCGAGAGTCAAAGCAGCATAGCCGATCGAGTGAGCGATCAAATCAGTTGCAGACGAGAAACCAGCGTTGTCGTCTGTCTCGATCTGAAACTCATAGGTCTCATCCGTTGTCGTGCCGTCGGCAGCAACGTCAACTGTGAGCATGACGGCCATGGGCTCGCCATCGAACAAGTTGCGTGCTACGCCAAGGTCGATGATGTTTGTGGAACCTGCGTCAGCTGTAACAGCCTGCGCATCCGAAAAGCGATGTTGTGCATCAATAAACATTTTGAACTCCTTTTATTTTCGTTACGCCACTGCCGCTTCTGTTTCGAGAAGTGCATCGACGATCTTGATTGGGATTCCACGGAATGTCGGAACAGAGACGCCATCGACGTCTTTGTAGACAAGTCCGCCGCCTGAGATCACGTCGTCGCGACGTTGGATGTCGAGCATTTGGAAAACTGTGCGGTTCATGTAGAACACGGGCTTTCCCATCTTCATGTTCGGAAGACGGTGAACCGCCTTGATCATGAGCTCGATGAGGTCCGCAGCCGACGATTTCGCAACGAGGTTCGAAATGTCGATGTTCGGGATACGAACAACATGGCGCCAGTCGCGTAGTGCAACGCCGCACTTCCATGTCCACTGGTCCTGGAATGCGCGCATGCGCGTGCCGCCAATACCTGCCGACGTTTCGATTGTCTGCTCGCCGTGATCAGCGTGCGACAAACCTGCCATCGATCCTTTTGGATAGATGCCATGGATCGTCTGAGCGCCCCATGAAATCAACCAGATCGACGAGTTGTCAGATCCAACGCCGCTGCCAGAAACGATGTTCTGACCGCTTGCTGCCGACAAAGAAGAGTAACGAACCGCAAGGCCGTTAAACTCTTCAGCCGCAAGGCCTGAGTTTCCATAGATCAAAGTCGACTGCATCTCCTGGTTCATCGCCTCGATGAAGGCTTGGCCCTCAGAGAGTCGGAACGATGCTGCGTTTCCGTTGAGCTTTGCGAGCTCCACGTCAACTTCGCACCATGCCTCGAGCATTCCACACTGCTCGTCGACCTGTGCAGTTGTCGACTTGGAAGGCTGCACGCCCTGGTTGATCAGGCGCCACGCTACTGTTGGCAGTCCTGTGCGGATTGTGGTCCGCTCGCCCGTGGGCAAGTTGCCCTCTTTCCAAAGCATATCGTCGAGCATCTCGTTTGTTTGCGAGAGCATCTCAACGATAGTTGGGATCTTTCCGTCTGGATCAAGTCGCTTTGCGATGTCCGCAAGTGTTGCGACGTTTGCGCCTAAAGTTGCCATTTAATACTCCTGGCCCCTAGTTATGGGGCAAAGGAAAAGGGTTATTGTTTACCGTAGAAGAGTTCCTCTGCTGATTTCTTGCCACCCGCTTGAGCGCCAGGCATCACGAGTTTGTCTTCTGCCATTGCCTTGCCAATGCGAAGGAATGTTCGGATCAGCTCGGGATGATTCCCATACCCTGACTCGTCGAGGATCTTGGCAAACTCCTCGCTCGCATACTTGGCCACGACTCGTTTCGCCAGCTCAGCGTTCTCTCGATACGCATCACCGCCGATCTCTTTGTCTTTAAAGCCGTTCTGCTTCCACTCCTCTTTGACCGCCGCAAACTGTGAATCGAGTGCTTTCGCATACGAGTCCACGGCCAAGTGCTCACGATCTAAAACCGCCTGAGCCATGTCCTGACTGAGTTTCATTTCCTTCGCGTAGGCTGAAACTCTATCGATGGCCGATTGGTCTAGCGTTGACCCTTCCGGCAGCTTTAGCTCGTACTTCTCAGGCACGGCCGGGGCTGCGGGCTGGGCTTCACTTGTTGCTTGTGGCGTTGCTGCCTGAGTCGTTTCGGTAGTCGCTGCGGCTGTACTGGCCGTCGCTTCTGCCGTCTGACTTGTCGCTGTTGCCTCGGCTGTCGGTGTTGCTTGGGCCGTGGCTGCTACTACTTCAGACATTGTCGTCATCTCCTTTTCGGTTTTCTTTGATCATTAATAAATAGGCTTCGGGTTCTGCATCCATGATTTCAGCGATGACAAAGAGCCCGATGCTGCGCTTCCCTTCGAGAAAGAAAGTCTCTGAGCTGCCTGTGAAGCTCTCGCGATATACGCCGCACTTCTCCATGAGTCTCCACAGAAAGCGACGGCCCTCAGTCGTGCCGAGCATTGAGCGAATGTCATTAACCTCACGCTCGCGCCGGAACTTCTGTTTCTGACTTTGGTCCCTGACCTGATCCTCGTCTGCTGCATTTCGCTTTGCGCTCATCGTCTAACGACCCTTCTCAAAAGCGGATATGGATATGACCCTGTTGGGATGATTGTGATCGTCCCAGTTGGAGGGAAGAAACGACCGGCGAACATAGTCTTTGGGAAATAGCTCGATGCAAACATCAATCTCCCGTGTCGTACGTGACGGCAGTTCTGTTCCCGTTGCTATCAACCGTTGCAACGATACGGTTCTTTGAATCATTAACGTCTCTGATGATGACGGTAGCTGTCTCGGCACCTGATAGTTTCCCGGCGACAGCAGAAAGGATCAGCCTCAGAGTCTCGCGCATCGAAACTCCAGACTCGACGTCAGAGTTGTCGAGAAGCGACGACGCCAGACCTTCGGGGCTGAGGTCTGTGAATGGGCTTATATCAGCACCAAGCCGACCGATGCCTTTCAGGTTTGAATTGATCGCTCCAACGCCATTAAGGGCCGCAGCCAATGGAATGAGCGCGCTTAAGTTCGCGGTGATCGATCCTGTTCCATTGAGTGCAGCGGCAAGACTCGACACTGCCGCGAGCTGCGCATCAGTGATGAGACCCTGACCATTTAAAGCGGCTGCCATTTGAACAAGCTGACTTAGTTGAGCTGTCGTGACCGTGCCGTCTCCAGCAATAGTCGCCGAGGCAGTCTTTACATTTAAAGCGGAAGCCGCGACGCTCGACGATCCTCTGACTTGAACGAACGACGAAAGACCGCCGCCAGTCTGCGCAATCAAGAAAGAACCTGGAGGCTCATACCCCATTGGTCGCGAGTAGTTCTTTGGCAACGCAAGAAACGAATTCCGCATCTTGTTCGTCTGTCCATAATTCGCGCGCGTGTCGGCAACAGAAGGTCCCGTTGAGAACCCTCCCGCAGTTTTATTTAAAACTGAATAGTTGCCGATCAATGCCATCTGTTAACCCCAAGCGAAATCGAGGTGACCGTAGAACGCCGAGTTAACTGGCGTCGCGGCACCGTGATAGATGAGCCAGTGAAGATTCGCGCCGTCGTAGACTCGCGGAAGCGACGGGACCTGGTTAAGGAAATCGCGCTCTGCTGCGACACCGATCGTCGTCATTGGCATGGTGATGAGTGGTTTACAGAGTGCTACCGAGAACGTGCCGGAGACATACGATGCAGACAGGTTGATCTGTGTGATGGCTCGGATTCCGGAGTCACCGCTCGCAAGTGGAATAAATGGTCCGTACTTTCCAGATCCAGTACCAGAGTAAAAAATCAGACCGTTCGCTGCCGCAGTCTTACAGGCTGGCAAAGTTGTCGGAGTTGTGTTGCCAGTGTTCCCGTCCTGGTCAGTGTATGTGATCGACAAGTTCGGAGTTGCTGCACCCATCGCAGTCGTTGAGTTGTTGAACGCAAAGGCCTGCACCCCTGCTCCTGAAGTGTATCGCGGTAAAGTTACCGTGTTATCGGTCGCCTGGTTTCCAGTCGTGGTCACAGACGTGACGCGATAGAATCCGAGAAGATCGATCAGCATCAAGACCGATGGCATCGTGGTCGCAGCCGCACTGAATGCCGATGCGTTTACGATGTGCTTCGTGTCGGTTGATACGTTCCCGCCATGCAAGATGCCGCCTGCGCCAGCCGTCGAATCACTCGTGGCCTGAAACGCCAAGTTTGTACCAGAGTTGTAAATGGTGCCGGCCGCAGGGTTACCGCCGCCGTTTGCTAAGACCGACCACTCACCAGCAACAGCCGCCGTTGTCGGCAGCATGTTTTTATTCCAGTCAGCGCGGTAGAACTTCCCGTTTACCGTTGCTTCGTTGATGAAGTCGTCCATTGATGTAAAGCCAGCCATGCGTTCCCCTCAGTTCCAAATTGCCGTTAGTTCGCCGTGAATGTTCACACCTGAAAGCGAACCGTTCGGGAGACAAATGAAGTTCAAATAGGCGCCGTCTTGAATCACTGGCGCACTCGCCTGCATCGTTAAATAGTCAACCTCGACCGGCGCCGTCTGTTCTCTGATCTGAATCGACGCCAAAGGCTTAACAAGCACCAAGTGGAATAGACCAACATCAGCGCCAGAGATCATCTGTACACCTTCAATCGACCTCACTCCGGTATCGGTTCCCTGAAGTGGAAGGAACGGCCCAGCGGCCGATGCGTTCGCATTCTGCCCACTGACGATTGATCCGACTGCTGCCGCCGTGTTCATGATGACCGTCGATGTGAATCGATCAGACACACCGTCTTGATTCGTATATCGAACACGGAACGTCTGACCTCCAGCCCCCGCCGCAGCAAGTACCGCCATGATCTTTACTCCAGTGCCGTCAGTGTACCGAGTCAGCGACTCAGTATTCACAGTGGACTGCTCCTCAGTCTCGCCCATGTCACAGAACGGGTAATAGAGTAGGTAGTCACAGAGCTTCATCGGCATTGGAAGCCCAGTTGCAGACGACGACATCACAAGCAAGCGGCGAATGATCTTTTGTTTTGGCGATACGTCGCCGCCATGAAGCATCCCACTGGCCGACGATTGGCTTAGCGCTGTGGCCTCAAGAGGCGGTGATGCATAATAGAACGGCTTTGGATTTCCGCCGCTCGACGCCATGTCGAACCAAATCCCGGCAGTCGTGACCTGTGAAGGCGCCTTGCGGAACTGAGTGTATTTCTCAGCTCCGGCAATGTGTGCCTCCACAATTTCACGCATACCGTAGAAGCCAGCCATCAATCCTCAGTAACTGTGAAAGTGCCAACCGGGAACTGGAGCGTGATGCCAGACGATACACTTCGCGAAGCGCTCAATGCGCCAGAGTGAAGAATCGTCCCGGCTCCGCTTGACGTTGTAACGAACGCGCAGTGCGTGACAGTCTCCGAACCAGAAGTGCATTCAGGGAATGATATCTGCACCAGATTTGAAATGGTGTTGCCCGACAGATCAAACTCAGTCGCGCGGTCAACAGCAACGCGAGCGTAGCCGCCGAATGCGCATTCGTTCGTGTTCGCCGAGCCAGCTTCACCTGGATCTGAAGTGTAGAGCGCTGCCCAGAGGTCAGTGTTTGCAGCCCATGGAAAGGCCGTCGCTTCATACATCGCAGCCAGGACTGCGTTCTCTGCGGTATTAGACTTGGACATAACCTATCCTCTTCTTGAGCGCTTCGAACTCAGAATTGAGTCCAGAAATGATCGCCGACAGTTCGGCCTTCTCTTTCTTCATGATCTCGATTTCAGCCTCGACAGCCTTTGCGTCTTGCAATGCCTTGGCACGCGCGACCTCAGAGACCGTCTTTGTTTCAAACGCCTTGGTGTGCGCTTGGCTTACGATCTCGGCAGCCTTCTCTTGCGCAAGTTTCAACACTTGCTCGGCCTTGTCTTTCGCCTCAGCAACTAGGCCGTCGGCGATCGATTGCTCAGCGTCAGCCTTCTCTTTGGCAGCGATGAACTTGGCGTGCGCGTCGGCTTCGTCAGCTTTAAGCTTCAGAAGTCGAGCGCTTGCCTCGTTCCCGGCATTCTCAATCGAGCCGACCTTTTCGATCTCTTCTGCGAAATCAAGCAAACCCTTGAGCATTCGCCCAAGCTTCTTGATGTCATCAACTGCGTGCATCTTTGCATTCGACATTTAAGACCTCCGCATAAGGATGTGAACTGACAATGAAGTGGTGCCGTCGCCGGCTGTGACTCGCGGCCTGATGTATCGAACGATCTCCATGATCGTCTCAACTTTCAGAGCGTTGATGTCGAGTGCGTTGCCTTGAGGGTCTGTCAGAACATGATATGTGCTGCCATCGAGTGAGCCTTCAATTCGAACAGATCCGCCTGTTCCGAGAGTGCCGGTCACTTGTACTGTGCGATCTGCTGATCCCGGCATTTCAATTGGCGAGCCGACGTCGGACCCGGCAAAGGTCATCGGTGTCCACGAATAGACATGCACTTTATCGTTACCGAACGTCGTCGGATTTGAATGCGTTGGTGTTATCGTTGCCATTTAAACCTCACTGCGGAGTTAGCGCCCCCGCATTGGCGTTTTGAATTAATCTTGTTAAAGCGTTGTCGCCTTCCATATCGGCACTTGATAGATCCCGCATTGCGGCTGCGCCCTGCTGTACCGTTGCCGCGACTTGCTGCGCCTGTTGCGCTTGAGCTCGGGCAGAGCGGATCTCTGCGACCTTTTCATCTGGCCGCACGATGCCGGGCTGAAGAGAGAGTCTGTCGCCGTAAACATCGACCATTTGATCGAAGTCCACTTTGTCTGCGACCTCGGGATTGACCGAGAGAAGCCCGTTTGCAAACCCAGCAAAGCGCTCAATGCCAGCAATGCCGGCGAGCTTCTGCGCTTGAGCCATGATTGAGATGTATTCGACGCGGAGGCTCTTTCCTTGGATGTCTTGCGGTGGCTCAGGGATAAGGCCTTGGCGATCCATGATTGTGAAAGCAATGTCGATCAACGGGTCGAGAAGATCCTGATTGAGCTGCTCGAGTACCGGACCAAGTGCCAAAAGCTTTTCCTCTTGGCGAACGTCGACCTCGCGGGCCGTGATCTCGCGTCGATCTGTATTCGACAGCATCAAGAACAGGTCCTCATAGAACACCCGCTTGATCCGCATCTGATATTCTTGGATGTCCATGATCAGTTCATTCACGCGAGGATTGACCTCGTGAACTGGGCGCATTCCGCTTGTGCCTTCGCGCGCATCGCTAAAGCTGACGTCACCAGGGAGCAGGCTGATCTTTGTGTTAGCCATTGATGTCGGTGCGACCATCGGCGGATTGACCATCTTCTCGATGGCCTGCGCTTTCTTCTTTTGCATGAGCTGAAGCGCTCGAATATCGCCAAGCGCGATCATTCCAGGACATTCAGTGCCGTAGACGTCCTCGCCGGTCACTTCCCAACGCGGGCAAAGAACCGGGAAATAGTCATAGCCCATCTCGCGGAGAATCTTATCCTCGTCGCCTGCGGATTTTGACGAGCCCTTCTCGTAATAGCACGAGCTGAATTTCTTGTGCTTCGATTCAACCTTTGAGTCAT